GGGGTATAAGAATGGCAGATCAGATTAGAGCAACACCTAGAAATTCTCTGGCTGCTTTGCTATCTGATGCCATCAATAGTGGCGTTGGCTACATGAAAGACCCTCGCAGGACTCAGCAGTTGCAAGGTCTGGGTAGGCTTATTGAGTCCACTGGCATACCCTATACGGCTGAGAGTCTGTCCTATGACCCATCTGGCAGAGGCTTGTTCACTGGCGCTGGAGGTCTAGGCGGCACAACAAGGATGCGTCCAGAGGCACTTGAGGCGGCAATGACAGTTGCGCCTATGGTTGGCCCTGCTGCTAGAGCCGGAACACAAGCAATGATGGCAACAGGACGAGCTGGTGAACGTCTTGCTGAGAGGGTTGTACCGCAGATCATGGAGCGTGGCGGGATGGGTGCTAACATTCTGCAAGGTATGAGCCGAGGCACAGTTAGCCCACTTGACGTTTATCACGGATCGCCGTACAGACTGCAACCAACAGCCGCCAATCCACTTGGTGAGTTTGATGCAAGCAAAATTGGTACTGGTGCAGGGGCACAGCGTTATGGCTTTGGAATTTATACATCCGAATCGCCTCAATTTGCAGATATGTTTGCAGTTAGAAAAGGTCTTCCTGATCTTGAAGGCATAGCAAGGCAAAATGGTTTGGAGTTAAGCCAAGAAGCAAGGGTTGAGTTAATAAGGCAAGCTACTAGAGATAGCAAGGGTAAGCCCGTTAGGGGCATGAAAGATGATAAATATATTGATCCAGTTGCAGCCGTAAGAAAATTGCAGAATGCAAGTATAGAAGCTAGGCAAATGCCTGCTGATAAATTGCAAACCACTATTCGAGAATTTCAAGAACAAAACAAAGCATATCTTTATAAAGCAGACTTGCCTGATGAGAAAATTGCAAGAATGTTGGATTGGGAAAAGCCATTGAGTCAACAACATCCTGATGTAAAAGCCGCATTAAAAGGAATTGCAAAGAAATTCCCAGAAATCCCTGATTTTAATTTGCAAAAGTGGATGGATACAGACCCACTAGCCTCTACATTTCATAATGTATTAAATCGTGATTTAGGTGCTGATCCTGCATTTATTGCAAATGTATTTAGGGAGCGTGGTATACCAGGCATTACATACAAAGATTTAGATACTAGAAACTTTGTGACGTTTCCAGGCGAAGAGAAAAGCATGAGGATTCTTGAGCGTAATGGCGAGACTGCGGCTAACCCTTTCTACTCTGACCCATTTGGCAATACAATCCCAGACACTACAAGGTAATATTATGGAATTCCAAGAACCTAGCGACTCAGACAAAGAGATAGTTAACTTTGTTGTCAACCATTGTGATAGATGGAGGGATTGGAGAGATGTTAACTGTCTTGATGATTGGCTAGAGTACGAGCGTATCTTCAATGGTGAGTGGGATGCCCAAGACAAGACAAGGGACTCTGAGAGAAGCCGTATTGTTACCCCCGCTACCCAACAAGCCGTAGAGACACGCCATGCCGAGATCATGGAAGCAATCTTTGGTCAGGGTGAGTTCTTTGATATTCAAGACGATATTCGTGATGTCAATGGTAGTCCTTTAGATGTTGCTGCCATCAAAGCACAACTCATGGAAGACTTTAAAGTCGATAAGATTCGCAAGTCTATTGACCAGATTGAGTTGTTGGCTGAGATTTATGGTACTGGCATTGGTGAGATTGTTGTCAAAACAGAGAAAGTCTATGTTCCTTCTACTCAGGCAATACCTGGTCAAATAGGTCAAGCCGCTATCGGAGTAGTAGAACAAGACCGAATCGCAGTCAAGATTGTTCCTGTTAACCCCCGTAACTTCCTGTTCGACCCTAACGGAACATCTATTGATGACTGTATGGGTGTGGCTATTGAGAAGTATGTCTCTATCCACAAGATTGTTAAAGGTCAAGAAGAAGGTATCTACCGCAAGGTAAAGGTTGGTACTGACTCGATGGACACGGACTTAGAGCCTACACAAGAAGTCTCCCAGTACGAAGATGACAAGGTAAAACTACTTACTTACTATGGCTTAGTCCCTCGTGAGTACCTAGAACAGTTGGAAAACGAAGATGGTGAAGTAGAAGATTTCTTCCCTGATGACACTATTCAGGACGAGTATTCCGATCTGGTTGAGGCTATCGTAGTGATTGCCAATGATGGTGTTCTTCTGAAAGCAGAAAAGAACCCATACATGATGAAGGATAGACCGATTCTTGCTTATCAGGATGACACAGTTCCTAATCGCTTGTTGGGTCGTGGTACTGTTGAGAAGGCTTACAACTCACAAAAGGCTATTGATGCCCAAGTGCGTAGCCACTTAGATTCTCTAGCGCTCACAACTAGCCCAATGATGGCTATGGATGCTACTCGCCTTCCTCGTGGTGCTAAGTTTGAAGTAAAGCCAGGCAAAGCAATCCTGACAAACGGCAATCCCAATGAGATTCTGTTCCCGTTCAAGTTTGGTAATACTGATGGTTCTAACCTGACAACTGCTAAAGAGTTTGAGCGTATGCTTTTGATGGCAACAGGAACACTTGACTCTCAGGGAATGATTACTGCTGTCTCTAGGGATGCGGGTCAGGGTGGTATTTCGATGGCTACAGCCTCGATTATCAAGAAATACAAGCGTACCTTGGTGAACTTTCAAGAGGATTTTATGATCCCCTTCATCACCAAAGCCGCTTATCGGTATATGCAGTTCGACCCCGAGCGTTACCCTACTGTGGACATGAAGTTTATTCCCACGGCTGCACTCGGCATCATCGCTAGAGAGCATGAGCAACAACAATTCATTGCGCTTTTGCAGACTCTTGGCCCGAATACGCCTGTTTTGCCTATTATTCTGAAGGGAATCATGGCTAATTCATCTTTGTCTAACAGATTTGAGTTGATTCAGATGTTGGATGAGATGAGCAAACCTGATCCACAAGCACAGCAGATGCAACAAGCACAGGCTGAGTTGGCTATGCAAGCGGCACAGGCTCAGATTGCTGTTCAAACTACACAAGCAGAGCAAAATCGTGCTGAAGCTGCTAAATTGTTGACTGAAACACAGTTAATGCCTCAAGAAGTCCAAGCTAAGACACTTGCTGCAACCACTAAAAACTTGCCTGATAATGACGTTTTGGCTGAAAAAGAGTTCAACAAACGTGTCAAAATTGCAGAATTGATGCTCAAAGAAAAAGACATTGAGAACAAGTTAAAGGTTGTTCAATTGCAAAACATGGACAAGAATGAGCAAAAAACAAAAGATACTAACTTTCTTAACAGTATTGTTAATCAATGATGGATATTAAGCAGATACTGCTATCAGATGCGTCAACTGATGCAAAGTTGTCTGCATTGGCAATTCTGCTTGATAAACAACTACCTAAACTTGAAAACCATATCCTTGATGTAAAGAAACTACAAGGCCCTGTTGGTGACAAGGGAGAAAAAGGTGATCAAGGCTCTCAAGGTGAGCGTGGGATTGATGGAAAAAATGGTAAAAATGGTGATAATGGCAAAGATGGTGCTGATGGTAAGGATGGAGAAGATGGAGTCTCCATTGTTGGCACTAAAATAGACTTTGATGGGTCTTTGGTTGTCACTTTTTCCGATGGTAAGACAATAAATGTTGGTGACGTTGTTGGAGAGAAGGGCGAGCGTGGGCCACAAGGCGCTGCTGGCGTTTCTGGACAAAACGGGCAAGCATTTGCTAATCTTGATGGTGGTTATCCATTTAGCATCTATGGTGGGGTCACTCCTATTGATGCAGGGGGCATTTAATGGCAATTCAAATACAACTCAGGCGTGGTGATGCGGCTGATTGGACTTCAACAAACCCCATTCTTGCAGAGGGTGAAGTTGGCGTTGAAATTGATACTTTAAAACTTAAAGTCGGCAATGGTACGGACAATTGGAACACTTTGCCGTACTTTGGTTCAGCGGGTACTGTTACAAGTGTAGGTGCGCTTACTTTAGGTACATCAGGAACAGATTTAAGTTCTACTGTAGCCAATGGAACTACAACACCAGTTATTACTTTAAATGTCCCAACTGCTTCTGCAAGCAATAGAGGTGTTTTAAGTTCTGCCGATTGGACAACTTTTAATAATAAAGGTAATGGAACAGTTACATCGGTAACAGGGACATCTCCAGTAAATTCTAGTGGTGGTGCAACACCAGCTATTAGTCTCGCAAGCGGTTATGGAGATACTCTAAACCCTTATGCAAGTAAGACAGCAAACTATGTACTCGCTTCTCCTGATGGTTCTTCTGGTGTTCCTACGTTTAGAGCAATTGTCGCCTCTGACATACCGACTCTAAATCAAAATACAACTGGTACTGCCGCAAACATCACAGCTACTAGCAACAGTACATTGACAACTTTAAGCGCACTAAGTTTGCCTTATTCGCAGTTGTCTGGAACTGTTCCTACATGGAATCAAAATACCACAGGTACTGCTTCTAATGTTACAGGTACTGTAGCAATTGCTAATGGTGGCTCTGGAACAACTACTGCACAAGGCGCAATCAACGCATTTGCAGGTGCTGTTACTAGCGGTTCTTATTTGCGTGGCAATGGCACTAATGTGGTCATGTCAGCTATTCAGGTGGCTGATGTACCGACATTAAACCAAAACACTACAGGAACTGCGTCTAATGTTACGGGAATAGTAGCGGTTGCTAACGGTGGTACTGGAACTGCTACACCCGCTTTAGTAGCTGGAACTAATATTACTATTACAGGCTCTTTTCCAAATCAAACTATCAATTCAACTGCTAGTGGAACAGTCACAAGCGTGGCGGCAACAGTCCCATCATTTTTGTCTGTAAGTGGATCGCCAATTACAACAAGTGGCACATTGGCTTTTAGTCTTGCATCAACTCCGACTAATGGTCAATTGTTAATTGGTAATGGGACTGGGTTTTCATATTCAACATTGACTGCTGGAAGCAATATCACAATTACAAATTCTTCAGGTGGTATCACTATCGCATCAACTGGTGGTGGTTCATCATCCCCTATTCCTAAATTACAATCTTGGTCAATTGGAGCAATGTAAATGGCACAGAATACAAACCCTATTTTTCCGCTAATCCCTGCTAACTCTTGGGTAAGCGGTGTTGCGGCTAATGCGGCAACTCCTGGAGTTACTGCCAACACCACCACAGACCTGACTAGCGGCACAATCTACGGCCCGATTGAAACAGCGGGTGCGGTGGAAGGCTCACGGCTGGACTTTATCAAGGTCAGGGCGCTTGGCACTAACGTGGCAACTGTTATCCGCATCTGGATCAACAACGGTTCTGTAACGACAACATCAGCCAACAACACGTTGTATCTTGAGCGCACACTGTCTGCAACAACGGTATCGCAAACAGCAGAACAACCTGACATTATCTTGCCTTTAAACATTAGTTTGGCGGCGGGTTATCGTGTGTACGCCACATTCGGTACAGCAGTGGCGGCAGGCTTCCACCTGACTGCTATTGGCGGGGATTACTAATGTTTACGGGCTTTGCATCCGAGAACACACCTGCAATTCAGGTGTGGGATTTTTTTACTGCACAAGCATCTACTTCTGCCGATAGAACTATTTCACTAACAGATGATTGCGCTCCGATTCAATATTTTAGAACAGGAGGAAGCACCAGCACCATACGAGTTTATTTGCCAACATCCCCACCCGAAGGAAAAGTTATCAGGTTTATTGTTGCCAGATACGGAGGCAACAACCAAGGCGTAAGCATATATTCAAGCGATGCAAGAGATGGAACCGCTGCACAAAGTTCTTCCGGAATTTATTACGGCACTGCCGGAAGAATTTTAGAGCTTGTATATTGTAAAAATGCAATTTCAGCAGGGGTTGCTGGTAATGCCGAAACTGGCTGGCTTTCTCTAACTGAATCGTCCGTATCATCACCCGCCTACCGAGCAGTGGCTCTTTCAAGTTCTAGCGCCACCGCAAACCACGCCATTTCTGCTGGAGCAAATGCTATTGCATCCGGAGCTAATTCAGTGTGTTTGGGAGGCCAGAACGCTACTGCATCTGGAAGTGGTGCTGTATGTATTGGCAACGGAACTTCAAGCGGT